GCCAGTCGTCCAGCCATTTCAAAACCTCGGTATGGGACAGCTTGGCCTTGAACGTTCCTGTTCGCCTGAAATCCCCCAGGTAGTACGCCGCCCATAGCTGTATTGTGCCTGCCAGCGTGGCGGCGTATCTCTCGCCGCGCATCCCAAGAACGTCAGCCGCGCTGCGTTTCAACCCGGTGTCCACCGTCGAGCGGACGCCTGGCTCGATGCCCATGATGATGGGCGTCAGCGGCGAGATCACGCCAGAGTTGATGATCGCCTGGAGCCTATGCTGCCCGTCAACCAGCGCGCCTTTGGTGTCGAACGAGATGCTCTCGCCATTCGCCGCCCAGTTGCCATCGGTCATTTCCTTGGCCAGCACGTTGGCTCTATGCTTGCGGAGCCTGCGGTTGTCTGTGTTCCTGCCCAGCCAAACCTTTGCCAGCTCGGGCGTGATGCGGATGATCTCGGCGGTCATGTGGGCATAGGCCGGGTTCCAAACCCAGTCAGGGTACACTGCCCCCAAGTCTGTCTGCTGTTGTTGGTTGTGGTCCCCTGTGAAAAATTTATGAATAGCCATGTCTCTCCCTAGCCTTGCTCATGTTTGATTGTTACGATGTAAATATCCTGGTCTAAATCTGTTGCCTTGCGGCGCACGGTGCCCCACGGGGCATGGCCCAACGCAACGCCGCGCTTCTCCATCTGGCGGATCACATGCTCGATGGAGGGCCATCGGTCAGCGCGGGGCAGCGCGTCACCTCCTCTCATGTAGCCCCGCGCTGCTATGGTCCGGTCTTGATGGCGCTTGACGATGATCGTCATTGGGTTGCCTCCTGCTTCTGCACGTTGAGAGTGTACTTTCGGGTGTCTAGGTCGTAGTCAATGCTGATGCTATCCACTGGAGTCCACACGCCGTTGACCTGAACGTGGGCATGGCCGCGCTCGTCATCGACGGCGGTCTGCATCGTGATCCCGGTGCCGTTGCAGCCGAAACATATGTCGCCCTTGCGGTAGTTAGGCAACCAGTCCTTTTTCAGGACATGGTGGCCGTCGCCGCAAGCGGCGCAGAGTTCCTCGAACCCGCAGCCTATCTCACATGGTAGTGCGTATCTCATTTAGGTCACCTCTCCGACGCCTATGTTTACGGCGGCGTATATCGCTACGTCAACCTGGTCTGCCACGCTCTCCCAGTCCACGCCAGCGTCAGACGGCAGCGCGGACGGGGCAGTGTAGCTGAACGCTTCCTCGACGGCGCGGAGAGCCGCTAGCATTGCCGGGGCAGCGGCTATTAAATTTATTTTATTTTTATTTTCGTGAGCCTGAACGAACACGATGTGTTCGCAGTGCGGCACGGCGCTGCCAGCCGGGGGCAACCCTCCGATGGTCCCGCACTCGTCGCAACTCCAGTTGCCCCCGCTCCATTCGTACACCGCTGCGCCGGAGGCGCGGGTCTTGCCTATCGGCAACGGCTCGTCCCATACCAGCCAGGTATGCGGGGCTGTTTGTTTTATTTGTCTCACGGCCATCTCTCCTAGATATAACCCAGCCCCCGTAGGGGGGCTGGGATTATGCTTGGTTAATTGCTTACGAATCGAGCCGTGATACCTCTGCCACGGCTATGCGGTTGAGGGTCTGGCGCAGGATATCCTGATCCACTGCCTTGGAGCCGTACTTGTCCACCAAGCAGTCCACTGGGATGACCCTGAACTGATGAGGCAGGGACACTGGGTCATCGATCTCATCGGGGCAGAGGTTCAAGACATAGGTGGTCACGCCTGCGCCGCGCTTGCGCTGCCACTCAGCCGCCTCATTGGCATCGGCCTCAGATTCAAACTCGCCGTCAGTCAGGATTATGTCCAGCCTTGGAGAGCCGATCAGACCCAGCTTCTCCTCGTTCTTGTACATCTCCTCGATCAGCGGAGCGAGGTTGGTCTTGATGGCGTCACGCCTGAGTGGATCATCCACCACCACGCCTGCAAAGTAGCTGCGAACCAACTCCGCTCGGCGATTCCTTGCCATAACGCCAGTGAACATCTCAGTCACGCGATTGAAGCTGAACCCATCGTAGGTGATGCCTGGGTGGGTTGAGGCAGAGGTGAAGAGAACCTGAAGAAGGTTCTCAGCCACGCTGACCATAGCCCCTGAGCAATACCCTGTCTCAGGCATGTGCGTGGAGCCTGAGTTGTCTATGGCGAGGTTGACATGCTTTCGGATCTCGAGCCTGCCTGCCGCTTCCTGGCCCCAGCCGTCACCATCGGCCATCAGGCTGACGGGGTCATCAAGCAGGTCACCGTCTTCCAGATCGGTGCGCTCGCGCATCCTGGTGGCAGAGTACAGCGCATTCAGCAACGTCTCCGCGCCTTGGTTATGCTCAATCTCTTGCTGGCGGCGAGACGCCTGTTGGCCGTCACGGTTGGCGGTCACCCAACTCTCGCCCATATCCTTCTTGGTCATGCGATCCTTCTCAACGTCATCGGCCACGCCTTGGCGGATCGTCATCGCAAGGTCAGCGTCCTCGCCGTACTCGTCCAGCCCCAGCACATCGATGATGCCCTTGGCGGCGGTGCGGATGTAGAGATTAGCCACCTCATGCTTGAGGCTCTGGCTAACGAATGAGTCTATCGTCTTGCCCCTGCGCCCACGCCTGCCGCCTGATGCTCGCCTGGTCTGGGAGTAGCCTTGGTCCAATTTCGCCATCTCAAATTTCTCCTTTTAGAATTTTTTTATTTTTTTTATTTGCCGTTAGTTAGTTGGAGTAGTCCAGCGCCTGCCACGCTGCCTTGATGGTGGTCTCGAGCGCGTCACGGTCATGCTTGGCGTCAATCTTGCTGAGGATCGAGCGCTCGAGCCAGTAGCGGATATCGCCGTCCTTCTTGCTCCACTCGAGCGTAGCCTCTGCCATCTGGGCGGCGGCAAGAGCGCGGCGAGGGGACACCTGGTAGCTGATGCGGTTGGCTTCCCATGCCTGATACAGAGTGTCCACCAGCCACACGCAGTCAGGGATGTAAGACTCCCGGACATCATGCGCCCGGAGCATCTGCGCCAGGCTGGTGTCGGATAAGGGCGGCACCTCAATGCTCCAGAACCTATCACGCAGAGCCTCGTTCATGGCTCTGGTGCCGATGTAGCCAGGGTTGCGAGTCAGGAAGCAGCGGAAGTTCGGGCTAACCTCAATGGTCTGGCCCCCCACTTGGAAGCTGGAGCCTGCCTGCCCCGGGCGGTCAGTCATCCCGTTGAGGAATGCCAGCGCGTCTGGCTCGCTCATGTTCGCCTCGTCGATCAATGCCCAGTCACCGTTACGGGCGGCGGCGGCGAACTCAGCCGCCATCATGATGGTCTGCCCGTTGATCAACTCGCGCTGGCCAACTAGGTCACGCTTCCTCAAGCCGCCATCGGCGGTGACTACGGCGAGGTTCTTGCCCAGGCTGGCGGCGAGATGATGAACGGCGAGGGTTTTGCCTGATCCCGCCGGGCCTAGCAACTCGACATGCCCAATGGCGGCGGCGGCGGTCAACTCTCCAAGCCAGGGAGGCTCGACGTAGTCACCGTTGACTGACGAGGTGGCCACGGGGACTTGGGGCCAGACGATAGCGTTGTCCGGGGCAGGTGGCTGGGCAGGCTTGGGAGCCGTGCCGTTGAGGCTGATGCTGGGAGCCTCGCCGATGCGGTAGTCATCAGCCAGGGACGCTATGATCTGGGCTTTGCGCTGGGTGTTCAGCCCAGCGTCAGCGGCCAGTGTCCTTAGTTCTCCGATGCTCAGGTTTTCCAGTTCGATTCGGTTCATTGTCATCTCCAATGCTCTGGGTTGTTGTGCGTCTCCACAACGCACGTTTGGATATCGTATCAGGTATCGCTATAGCCTGCAACTGGGCGTCCTATTGGCCGCTCTCATTCCTGCGTGGGATGCCTCGAGGGATCGCAATTGCCCATGCCGTGGCAGGCTCCCAAGCACCTGCATCCGCAATGCTTCTTGCCATTGGTGCATCGGGCGTCGCAGTGTTCCGAATACCTGCCTTTGGCAGCTCCCAGCGTGATGGTTATTTCGCGCAGCGGTTGCTGCCCCGTTAGCTTGTCGCAGCGTCCCACGCTGCATAGGCCCGTTGGACTGCCTAATGCGCCGCCCATTGAACCCGGCCACATTGGCACGGTCCCGTGAGCGGAACACGTTATCCAGTACTGGCGCCGTTGTGCGTTGACGCCTATCATCGGGCGGTATCGGCCAAAAACTGAGCAATCCCGCCATCGTAACCATTGGTGACCATGCTGATCACCTCGTAGGCGTCGAGACTGGCGGCATCGTAGCCATCGGGCAGCGTGCAATCAGCGAGCCACCACCGCATCTCCTCGATAACGTCAGCGGTTAGCATCTCAGGCGTAACTAATTGTTGCGTGTTCATTCTCAAAAACTCCTGAATTGTTCTGGCTTGAGCATGACTGGCACATAGGCGCCAGTCATGCTATCGCTCTTGTTCCTGCCTATGACCCCTCGACGATTGCGACATTCTTTGCCTGCTTGGCGGCGCCAGCGCAGAGTCCGCAGTCCGCGCAGGTTACTTTACGGCTGCCGTCATCGTTGCGCTTGTCTGAGTTGCTAGGGCAGGCAATGGTAGCGGCAGGCAGTGAGTCGTAGCTATCAACGAGCATGTAGTACCGGGCGTCGGGATGGATTGCGTGAAGCTTAGAAACCGTGTTCACAGCGTCCACGCTTGCCATGCTGTAGCTAAGGTGTCGAGCGTCAAACCAAGACTCCATCCATTGGTGCGTGTAGCTGGTATGCTTGACGCCTGATACCTCGAGGATGGTCTGCGCCACCTCGTACGGCAGCATGGCGGGGTCGCCATAACTGCCGAATCGAACGCCACGGTTTCTGTAGGCGAGGATGACGCCTAGTTGATACGGCGTGATCATCTCGTAGCTACCACGCACCGACGCCCGGAATTTGGACGCCGGGCCAAACCCCAGATTGACATAGCAAACCCGCTTACCGAGTCGGTCTGGACGTAGTGGACAGGCGCCACAGACTGCCTCATCGGCGCCGGTCTTAATCGCCTCAATGGGATGCTCGTCAGCCACCAAAATATCTATCTGTGCCATTGGCCCGGTCTTGTCATTGTCCGACGGCGTCTTGAGACCGGAGACGATGGCCATGATTGCTTCACCATTGACGGGTGAAAATCCTTGCCAGATGATGCCTGACGATGCATTTCTAATGTGTTTGGGCAGTGCCTGGAATTCAGCCTTGATTGTCGCAGCATCCCGGAGTCGTCCAGACTGCGAGTGTACGTCAATCATCAAGTCTCGAATTTCGCTCTGGTTCCTGCTCTGGTTCCTGCCGTTCATTGTGGTCGTTGTGGTCATCCCCTTCTCCTTATATGGCCATTTTGGCCAAATTCTGGTTTTGTCCAGCTTTCCTCTTGGTTTGGGTGCTGGACTGCCAAGATACACGAATTCAGAGAGTACGTCAAAGATTGTGCCTAGGAACCAAGGTCACCTGCCCAGGCCGACCCCCAAAAGACCAGAGCCCATTTCGCGGATAAGGAAGGGGTATGGCTTGAGGGTTATACTCTTAATAAGCCTCTACCCTTGACAGACTTTTATTGCTAAATAATCCCCTTAGATTTCAATGAAACGGAGGCGTATTTCATTGCAATCCCAGCCTATTTCATGAAATGCCAGGAGATTTCAATGAAATCTGCAAGCCCCAAAACAGTGGTTGCATGGTTGCACGCTCGATTGGGGGGATACTGCCTTGCTCTTGTTTCTTGCTCTAGCTACTAGCAGCTAGGACACACACCCCCCTAAAGGGGGTGGTGTGTCACTAGATATATAACGTGTTATACTTGCCCGGATGCCAACTTCCACGACATATCCGCCAGCCCTTGTGTCTTCCGCCCTCCTGGGCCACATTCGGGGTTGCCCCCAGCGGGTGATTGCAGATATGCTTCAGGTTCCAAGGGGAACCCTTCGCTACTGGTTTGAGGCTTTCGACAAGGGCCGCTTGGTCCCCGATGCCAGGGAGCATGGCCACCACTGGGTTATCGACAAGCCAACTGGCTCAGAGTCTTCCGGCATATGCAAGATCTGCTTTGACAGGCGGAACTTTAAGAATTCCCTGGAGGTTGACCTGAGATGGAGAAGTTCCTCGGCAAGCTAAGGCCCCAGATATTTTTGGCCCTGGCCATGCTTGGCGTGATCGCCGGGATCAGTATCTACCGGGACCTCAACGAGGTCGCCGTGGGCTGCATAGCGGGCATAATCGCGCTCGCCAAAGACGTTCTTCAGTCCGACGCTTAATTCGTGGAGGTAAGATAGATGAGCGACGCGTTGCATTGTCTTTGTTTTGTTGCCGAACGCCCGGTGGCCGAACATATGCCCGATTGCCTTGTGGGAGCCGTTCTAACAGTGGCCCGTGCCTTGACAGCCCTGGGCAATAATGACGCGGCGACATCGATGGGCGCTATCGAAGCCCTCGGCGCAGTTGTGCGGGACGGCCTTGCGGACATAACGAATGCTATGATGGGGGAGCGCTAATGGCATGGTTAGCGCAAGATTGGAAACCCTTCAGCGCCACGACGCCAAGAACCGAACAGGAACATATGGCAGAGCGGCGAAGCTGGCGTTGCCAGTACTGCGGCAATCCACCAGCCAACAACAAGCAAGGCCAGTGGGGTCGTGCTTGCTCTGGCTGTAAAGGCTCCCTCACGCGGATGCTAAGATCGGGCAAGTATGGCCCGACCTACGCGAAGGTCACGAAGGAACGTCTCAAGGCCATGATGTATAATCACCGCACGGCAAAATGGGAGAGTAATCATGGCTGACAAAAAGCCTCGCAAGAAGGCAGACAGTGACCCGGATGCCACCCAGGCCAGGCAGGGCGCGTTCATCGCCGCCTATGGCGAGGTTGGCTCGCTCCGCAAGGCCGCCGAGGCGTCCAGAGTGCCCCGAGCCACGGTGATAAGCTGGGTTCAGCGGGACACCTACGGGTTCAAGGCCAAGTACGAGGCTTCCCGGGAGATATTCCGTGAGTACCTCCAGGACATCGCCGTCCAGCGGGTCAAAGACCAGGGGCCGAAGGACAATCCCGTGCTGTTGATCACGCTTCTCAACGCCCACTGGCCTGAGAAGTATCGCCGGGACGGCAACGTGGTCGCCAACGAGGTCAAGGAGATGATGGGCGAGTGGAAGCGGGGGTTCGCGAGAGCAATCGCAAGACCAAACCCTCCCCCGAGCTGAAAGACGCCGAGGAAGCCCGGCAAAACGCCATAAACGAGGTCGAGCATATCCTCGCGAGGAAGAAGGGCAATGACCCTAGCCCCGAGTGAGCCCCCCCGGATCACCGAATACCTGTTCTCGAAGCTGGACTTCGAGCCTACCGAGAAGCAGGCCCCCATCCTGGACTGCCGCAAGAGGTTTATCCTCGTCGCAGGTGGCGAGCAGGCGGGGAAATCAATGGTGGCGTCCAAGTACCTGGTCTCCAGGTTCCTCGAGACTGATGAGCCGGGCCTTTACTGGCTCGTCGCGGCGGACTATGAGCGCACCAGGGCCGAGTTCGACTACCTGATTCAGGATTTCGCCACGCTGGGCATACTCGCCGAAGCCTCCAAGCGCGTCGATCCGGGCCGGAT